ACAGGCCGAGTTCCTTCGCCAGTTCGTTGAACTCTCCGAGGGAGGCCTTGGCCACCGCGTCTAGTTCAACGCCTTCAGGGAGCGTCAGCTCGTAGGTGTCGGGGACTTCGTCGGGCTTCTCGCCCTTCTCATCCTTCTCACCCTTGGCGTCGTCTCCGTCCGCCCCCTCGTCTTCGTCATCCGACAGCAAGTCGAGCGGGGGTTTCTTGCCCTTGTCGGCGTCATCCGCCTCCAAGGTATCGTCAGCTGCTGCGAGCGTGTCGGCAGCTGCTGCGAGCGTGTCGTCAGCTGCTGCTGCGAGCGTGTCGTCTGCTGCTGCGAGCGTGTCGTCAGCTGCTGCGAGCGTGTCCGTGAGTTGTCCTTCGGCCATGGTCAGTCCTCATCATCAAGTGTGTGCGCAACCTTGCGTCTGGTCGGGGTGGCTGCAGGTTGCGCCTGCTCAGCCTCCCGCAGCATCGTGACCCACTGCTCGATGTCGTGGTCCTTGATGCGGTTCATAAGGGCAACGCCCACCTGACGTGCGCCTTCATTGAAGGCCGTCAGATGTGGGTCGCCGATCTGTACAGACGTGACGTTGACGTGGCAGATCTCATCGATCACATGCCACATGAACGCTCGCGCCTTCCTGTCTGAGAGGATGTGAGCCAGACCTGCGTCGGGTGCACGCTCCTCCTTTGTTGCTTTCGCGATCTGGGCCTCGTCTCGGGCGTCTGTAATCACGTGTGTCATACGGTTTCACCTGACCCCAGAAGCGCCGTCAGGGCGTTGGGGCGCTGCGTGTCGGCCTCGCTCAGCACCTTGGCAGCCTGCGCGGCCTGACCGGCCTGCTCCATACCAACAGCCTGCTGCGCCTGCTCGGCCTCTGCTGCGGCCATTTCCTCGACCTCCTTGGCGTCGCGGATGATGTCCGGGTCTGCACCAAGGATCTGGGCGTAGCGGCGAACGGCGACCTCTTCGTTGATCACCAGCTTGGACTTCGGGAACACGGCTGCCATGTTGCCAGCGAACGCGACGGTGCGCTCGATGGTGCCTGCGCCCACCGCCAGCATCGCCTGATGCAGGAGGCTCGTGTACTGAACCTTCAGGTCCATGTCCGCGATCTCCTGAGGCGGGGCAGGTAGCTCATCGCGCTCAACGAGGAAGTCAAAGATATCACCCAGCATCGGGTCGAGCAGCTCGGTGTTCAGGCGCTGCAGCACAGGTCCGAGAAGCAGGAGCTTCTCTTCGTGGCGCTCAGCCACCTCGGTCGCGGTGATCTGACGTCGGTCGCTCTGCATCATCATCGCGAACAGATCGGCGTAGAAACCGTGGTTGATGCTGCCCTTGATGTCGCGAATATCTTCCATCATCTCGCCGAGCTGTGGGCGGATCTGGAATGCAGGCTGGAACCCCTGCTGACCGGACATGACGTCGAGATAGGTGGTACCACCGGCGCGCTGGCTCAGTGGCTTGCCCTTCATCGACGCAGGCGCTGTCATGGGCGGGAACACCAAGGTGTCGATTGCCTGCCCTTTTCGCTTCACTTCGAAGTGCAGCTGCTTGATGTCGGCGAGGGCGTCCATTCCGGGGCTTCTCCCGTAGATGTCGCCAGTCATTGCGTCCCAGCGTACAGCGTAGAACTGGAATTTGTCGGCCCCGCCCTCCATCAGGACGTCGTCCTTGTCGGTGGCCTCCTCCATGTAGACTTCGCTGAAGCGCTTGCTGCGCGGATCGAGAGGCCCACCCTTGCGCTGCTTCTGGGGCCGAGGCTGGGCCATGTGGATCACGGGGATCGGGAAGTCGTAGTTCTTCGCTTTCCACAGTTTCTCGACGTCGCTGCTGACGGTGCCGAAGTCGAGCTTCCCGTCAGGGCGCGTGGCGAACTGTTCGACGATCTGGGCGGTCGTCATGGTGAACTTACGGCCAAGCGTGTCGACCCGGCCCGTATGATCCTCTGCGATCACGTACTCGCCTGCGGTAAACAAGCGGAAGCGGATGACCGTCTCGGGGTCCCGGTACCGGTGCATCGCGGCAGTGCCGAATACGCCCAGCTCCTCGTACATCACGGGGGCCAGAGTGTAGAAGTTGGCCTTGTGCAGCACGGATGCGACCTTGTCGTTGACCGCAGACAGCCAACGCCTGACAGGGCCGTTCGCCATCAGGTCCTCGTCGTCGATCACGAACTTGAACCAAGGCCTCGCCGGGCTGGTCATGCCCGACAGGAGGCCAGCTGACAGCGTCCGTGCGGCGTAGGTCGGCAGGCTGTCCATCATCTTGCCAGACCGCCGCCGTCCTCTGGACGCCTGCGACGGCTCGAGCAGGAACCGACCACGGCGCGGCAGGATATTGTCGCTCAGTTCGATGTACTGGCTGCGCCACGAGCTGAAGTCTGAGTACAGCACGAGCCAGCGACGGAGGGTGTCGCCTCGGGGGCCTTCCATCTGACCGGCGGAGTGCCAGATGGTCTGTTCGTTGATGCCGAGCGTGGCCATCTCCTAGTCCCCCAGCAGGTCGGTGGACGTGGTCTTCGAGGGGATCAGATCGCCCTTGGTCTTCTTCGTTCCTGCCAGACCGGCGGCGAGGCGGGCGCGGGTGCGCTCTGAGCTGCGGGCAGCCTGCACGGATGGGTCGGCACGCTTGGGTGCCGGTGGCACGGGATCGGGCAGGGGGAGGGGCTTCGGGGCAGAGGGGCTGAACATCAGGCTGCGATCTCCGTGTCGATGTAGAACTGCGGGTCGTAACGCCAGACGCGCTGCTCGTGCTGGATGTGGACCGGCGCGTAGCCTGCAGCCATGGCCCAGAGAGGGGCCTTGTCTTGCTGCTCCTGCGCCAGCGGGTGGCAGAGCCACGTATTGCGCCACCAACCGTCGTCCTCTTTCTGCGCTCGCATGGCGGCGCGGAGGGCGGGGCGGGGCCGGTAGTCGGATGTCGGGTAGGCTCGGATCTCTTGGGTCGGCGCACCGTTCAGCTTCAACAGGATCACCATCACCGTGTCTCCGCTGCGGAGCTGCAGAGCGGAGTACCATCGGGGCTTCTCGGCATGCAGCAGATCCAGCGCTGGGATCTCCAAGGTGGCGAGGTTCTCGATGAACAGCTGCCGCGCCCCGTGGGCGTACAGGGGCCAGTGCCTCCAGTCAGAGGCTCTCACAGGTGCCTTGGGTGCAGGGATCAACATGGATCAGCCATACACCAACCCCTGATGCCGCGTCTAGTCGCTATTCGTAGGGGTTGTGGTCCATTCCGGTCTCTGCGCCGAGGTGTGTGTCACCACCGAAGCCGTCCCTCGGGCCGACAGGATAGGCGAAGGTCAGGGCCAGAGCATCGGCCAGATCCGGTGACGCCTCGCCCCTCTTCTTCATGTCGTCCTTGGCCTCGAGTAGGATCGCGTTCTTCTTCGTGTACGTGTAGTCAGGGGTGCACAGCTCTCGGGCCAGCTCCTCGTCCTCGGGCAGGGCCATGCCCTCCCGCATGGCGTCTCGCATGTGGCCCCAGCACTGCGCTCGCATGTTCGCGTAGTCGGGGTCGATAGGCGAAGATCCGAAGTTGACCTCGACACAGTCAAGGCGCAGCTGCCTGCATCTGTCCACCACACCGCCGCCGACACCGCCACCGTCGATGAACACAGCGTCGGCCTTCACGTCCTGAGCATGCGCCACGACGCGAGCCGCCAGCTGCATGGTGTCCATGCCCCTGAAGTCGATGTACTTGTGCATCCGTGCCTCTCGGCCCCGGCGCGTGTAGATCACGCTGCGGTCATCGCCGAAGCGGGCCACGTCGACGCCTACGATCACTGGGTCTGTCGGGAGGGGCGCGTACTCCATCTTCATGCACGCCTCGACCAGCTTGCGGCCAATGAACTGCTGCTCGCCCACGTCTGGAAACTCTCCCATCACTCTGATCTTGAAGAAGTCGCTGTCCTCGCCGTAGCGCTCAGCCCACTTCTCGAACAGCTCTTTGTTGGTGTGCCTGACGGACCTGCTGTCCACCTGCATGCGGATGATGTCATCGGTCTTGTGACGACCGACCATGTTCTCGTAGAAGCGACCGCTGGTCCGGGTCGGGTTGCCGAAGTCGAACAGGAACGGCTCACCGTCTGTGGTCCCACCTTCGCGGACCT